CCCCACGCCGTTACCCCCCCACATAAACAGGCGCTTACCCTCTGATGGCGGGGTAAAACGGTAGGGGTCAATGGTAAACGTCACGCTGTTCTCCTCACGCCAATCTCCTCACGCAATATACCCCAGTAGAGAAACTTTCAGCCCAGCCCCGGCCACCGTCGAGCCCACTTGATCTATATCAACCCGCATCTCCGCATCGTCGGCCAGTGCCAAATCGCTGAACACCGCTGGTGTCGTCGCTGTGGTTGAGGTCTTCTCCGTCGCGTCGATGCTCATCACCGTAGAAAAAACGGAAACGCCCGACTCGTTGACATCGACTTCAATCGTCGATCCTGTCGGTGCAGTGGTTACTGAGCATCGTGCTGTTATCAGGGTCATGGCATGGGGCATACGGAAGGTCACTTTGCCCTCCCCTACGGTCAGGTCGCTGGTCTCATCCGAACAGGCCATCTGAATCACGCGCAAGGTCGAGGTCGTACCGGAGGCCAGCCACTTATCCAGCGTTTCACTGTAGAACAGGTCGTAAATACCACTGAGCACCAGTGAGCCAGTAATCATTGCCGAACCATCGACACCAACCACCGATTTAGCACCCAGGCTGTCGAGGTCGAGCGTTACCGCCCCGGTATTAGCCGCAGTAATCTTCACCGACAGCTTGTAACCATCGGCCCCGGTGTAGCTTGTCAGCACCTTAGTCGGTGAGGTCACAACCAGCGCGTTGCCCGTACCAGCGGCAACGACAAAGTTCAGGTTGCCGCTGGCCATCTGATCTTCGTCGGGCATCTTGTCGAGCCCGGTCACAAGGGCATCTAATTCGGCGCGAACGTCCTCACCCTTGGCTGTGGTGCCCTGTGAGAAACTTTTTACTCGTGTGTAATAATCGTTGGCCATACCACCTAAGTCCTGTGTAATCGCCTGTTAATAAAATGCACCATAAAGCCCTGCACAGTGAAGGGGGCGACCAGGTTGGTGGTGTTATGGACGATTATTTCCATATTCACCCCGGTACCCTCAATGGCAATATCCGCGTCGGGTACCGACTGGGCTGACCATAAAAACTGGTTCCACAGCACCGTGTTCCACAGGCCTTCACCGCCGATAACGGCGACATCCTGATCCTGTGTGCCGGGTGCGTAACTGTTGGAGTAATCGTAATTGAGGGCGATAAAGAACTCCGCCAGGGCGTCACAATCAATCTCCACGCCCATGTAACGGAAGGCCTTGCGCATGCGTGGTGAACCGAAGTGGTTGTAGGTGGTGCGAAAAGCCCACAACATCGGTTCACCATCGTGAGACGTGCCCTTATTCATTTCATAAACGAAGCCATCGTCACCGCCGATAAGCAGGCGTTCTGTGCCCGTCTCATCCGGTGCGTTATAGGCCACGTTAGGTTTAAAAGGCAGTAAGCCCCAGCCGAACTCAGCATTACCTTGCTGGTTAATGTGCACAAACAGAACATCGCCGGTATTGAGCACATACCAGAACTGGTTTTTCTCCCGGTAGAGCACACTGGCAACCAGGCTGTTAATATTTGGCGCAAGTTTGGACTGTATCGATGTGGAGATCGTCGCACCCTGAAAATCACCAAAGGCCTGCACCCGGTCAAGGCGCACGATGCCCTGATCATCCCAGGCATAAATGCGGCCAATCGGCACCGCACCCCAAAGCACCGCGCCGGTATCATCCGAAACAGGGCGCAGTGACCAGTCGGTGACATTGGTGCCGTATAAACCCTTGGTATTACGTCGCGTCCAGAGCATCAACACACCGCCCGCGACACTGAACATACCCGTAATCTCGGCTCCCATGCCGAACTCTGCCGCCCCCAGCACCCCTGAAAAGGACAGGGCATCACCCGGTGTCGAGTGTTGAATAATACCGTTGGGGAAAGCCAGGAAGAGATGGCCCCGGTGGATCTCAATCAAGTGGGGCGTATTGCCCGTCGGTGCCCCTGCCAGCGTGGACATGAGCACCGGGCTGAAAACATCGTTGTTATCGACCTCAAAGGCCGGATTGACCCCATCGCAGCCGTAAAAATAATAGGTCGTTGCGGTGGCAAGGAAGTTATACGAACGAAAATCAAAGCGACCACCGGGCAGGAAACTGAAGGCCACGCTCGCACCGTCCGCTGTCGCGTTGGTCACAGCACTGACCTGCAATGCTTCGTTGTCGGTAAAGGTACCCGTGACACTGGTCAAAACCAGGTAGCCGTACTCGTCTGTGCCCACCGTTGAGCCACCGTGGATAACCACGCGGTGCACTGTACCCGTGGCACTGCTGCTCAGACCCGTGACAGTATCGCCTTCGGCAAAGGCAATGCTGCCTGCGTCATAGCGAACGGTATGGGTACTGAGGGTGATTTGTGCCCAGCCAGCAGCAGAGGCCTTGTACACATCGACCGCTGTGCCGCCTGCGTTATCCCGAAAGGCATAGGTCGCATCTTCATGCTGCCAGATACCCCGAATAGGGCCAGAGCCGGGTACCGCCGCAATATCACTGCGATACTGATCCCCTGCGGCCAACAAGTAGGTTGCGCTTTCCGTCGGTGTGTCGGGGGATTGTTCAATACTGGTGATGGTACTTGCGCCCACCGTCTCACCGTCAACAAAGGTCGAGACCGCGAGTTTGGTGTAAATTAACTGATTATTGGTGGCATTGATCGCCGCAACCACAGCGGTGGCACCACTGGTACCACCCGTTAGCGCATCGCCTACCGTGAAGGTGCTGGTATCGGCAACAGCCATCAGTGTGTAGGCGGCATCACTGGGGCGAGGCTGGCCATCAAGCCGCTCATAAACCCCGGTCATGCGATAACCGCCGGTTAAATCGGGTGCAAAATTGACACATTCCAACAGCGTACCCGCCCGCACGGAGAGTGCAGGGCTGGTCACATCAAGCCCACCTTTCAGTGGGTAGTATTTCGCCGTCGCTGGCTGTTTTCGCACTACGTTCCCTCGCAGTCTCTACAGCCTTTAATCTAAGGCTGCGCTTTATTCAATCTCAATGAACTTCAACCTGAATGTCATTGTTCGAGCTGTAGCGGAAGTGGTCAGCGTTGGGTAACTGATCCGCTTCCAGTTGCATCATCAGAGAGGATAACCACTCGCCACCCTCCTCTTTCAACTCACCCGCCGCCTCGTAATTGGCGTAGAAAATCAATGCGCGGGCAATAATGGCATTGTGAAAGCGCTCAGGGATTAACGAAACATCCCCGTTATTCGCCAGCAATACCGGCTTTTTGTAATACTCATAATCTATCGTGTAGACCGCATCCGGGGTCGGTGCCAGCTTAATTTTGCCATCCGGTTTAACGGTGAAGTCATAAGGCTGGCCCGTCGCTGTATATTGCACCTTGTCAAACTGTGACCAGGGGACAAAATTAAGCTGATCATCGCCAAGCCACACCTTCGGCCCGTGTCTGCCGGAACCCGGATCAAACGTGGCGAAGTGCGCTACCAGGGGCAGCGAGTAATCCGCCACCGTATCAATGCTGTCAAAACTGCTCTCGTCCCACAGGAACTTCCAGTCGAACCACTTATTCTGTATCTCGTTGTCAGCCTCGACAATCCAGCTCACCAGGCGGCCCAGCTCTCCCGTCTGGCCCAGCACGGTTGACGGGCCTGTACCCGCCACACTGCTGCGGTCACGCAAACGCTGCACCAGTTCAAGGAAAGTCATTAGCGCTTAGTCGCTCTAACGCGACTCTTCGCCGCTATTCTTTTGCGGGCAGCCGCTCGGGGCTTTATCGGAGCGGGCGCTTGTGCCATCTCCGCTGGGTCATCCAGCAGGGGGTCTGAGACCGTTGGCGTTTTGCCGTCACCCGAGGAAAAAAATTTATCCGCTGCGGCAAGGGCATCAGTGGTGTCAGCTTCCTCCCCGTCTACCTGGGGTAATGCCCGTTGGTATATTTCCGGCCCTGTATCCCTGGGGTGAATAACACAACCAATCGCGCCATAAGGTACACCGTTAAGCGTAAAGCGCACACCATCAGGGTCTTTGCCCATGCGCACACTCACCACCACACTTCTTACCGGATCACCTGCCGAATTGTAGGCAACACCTTTCTGCACCTTAGTGACGCCAGTGCTGACGCCAGTGCTTTTTTCTCTGACATGCCAGAAGGGTAAGGATGCATCAAACTTATCGCACAACAGCTCTTCGTCAGTTTTCAATCGTCTTCGCTCCAGCGTAATTTTCGTGAATAACGGGGGTCTTCGTTGTCAATGCGGCTGCTAAAACTCAAACCCTCCGCCGTGCTGCCCGCCTGCTGTCGAGAACCTGCGGGCGGATCAAAATACGTCGGCCGCAAAGGGCGCGTAATGTAATCCATCGGCCCGGCCTGCATCTGGCCAACATGTAAACCGAAATAGGGCATATCACTATCAGCGCTCACAACGTTTCTCCCTTTTCAAATATAAAATGCCACAGGAGAAGCGCTCTGAAGTGCAAAGGGACACCTCCCCTCGCCTCCCTGTGACAAATTTTCGCCAATATCAGGCTTTACCCGGACGTACTTCATTAGGTCGCTGGGTTTTGCTGTTTTCCCCACCGGGGGAACAGGCCTTAACGTCGATAGAGCCAGCGGATGACAGACCAGTGTCAAGTCCCGCTTTCGCACCGCCTTTTGTACCATGGGTCGAATTGGTAAACCCTCCCGTCTTTTTCATCATTTTTCTCCTTAATAAATACTTGTATTGATCAATACTTATATTGACCAATACTTGTATTAAAAAAACACGTATTAGTCGATTAATACCAGGCCATGGTGACGGCAATATCCGCCGCACCCGCTGTAGATCCGCCATCCGTACCGATCAGTAGAACCTCAGAGTCGGCGTCAACCGATACGGTATCGGTATCCACAACGGTCGGGGCGTTATAACCGCTGCCCACGGTTGCGACCGGCAAGGCCAAACTGCCAAACTTATCCAGGGTGCCAGTGACACCCACGGTAATGTTAGCCGTCGCCACGGTGACAGCCGTTGTAGTTACGGCGCCCATCGCGTGAAGCCGCCCGGTTTTACCCGCTGGCCCCTTAACACTCAACAGAGTGCCGGCTGCACTGGTAGCGGCTGCTGACAGTTGGTAGGTAATGTAGATTGCGTTTTCATACGCCATGATTTGCTCCTTTGGGGGCCTCAGCCCCCGCATAAATTACGAGGTTGAGCCCCAACGGATGATGCGCGCCTGTGCCTTAGTCGCAGCAGACGTAGTATCCGCATGAACAATGCCGAAGGCTCCCAGGTAGTACCAGGCGATGCCGCGACCCCGACCATAATCATCAGGAATCTTGCCGCGTACCTCTTCCGGGCAAGCAACCGCTTCAGTGACGGTATCTGCGCCTATGAAAAAGGCTTCGTCGGTATTCGTCCAGCCTTTACTGGCGATATTGGTCTGACTGACCATGCGCACAGCGTCGGCTCGACCCTTTTCACCGGCCATGATGCGGTTCCAACCCTCAGACACGTACTGCTGGATCGACTCAAGGTCATCCGTAACACTACGCAGCGTCGTGGGTCGGGCAATACCGACATAATTCTCACCATCAAAAGTGGGAATCTCCCGCTCCGCCATGGTATCGGCCAGAGTTTTGATATGTACAAAACTCAGGTCGTCCGTCGCCACGCCAGAAGCGGTACCGTTATCAGTGAGGTCGAATGCCGTCGCACTGGTGCTTGTAGCCACCAAAATAGTCGCGGCAAACTGAGCATTCGCCGCTGCGTCGAGGGCACGACGACAGTCATTTTTGAGGGTCTTGTTAATGATTTCGAGCACAGGATGCTCACTTAAATCATTAAATTTGCCAGAATAAGGTACGGCAATGCCTTTCTCGCCGATAGTCACAGAACCCTGAGTGATCGGAAAATCCGTTTCAGGCATAGGCGCGTTTTCCGCCAGGTCGGTACCTTGCGTGGTGGTATCACCGTAGACATTCCAGGTGTAAGTTTCACCGCGATTCTTGCCAATAGCCTCTTCTACATCGCAAAACTGGCGATAGCGGCACATGGGTTGAACAACGTGCCGAAGGGCACTTGATAATTTGGTTGTCGCCATATATCCATTGGCTTGAGACCATAACTGGGCCATGATGTTTCACTCCTTGAAACATTGATGGGGCCAACGCGCTTGGCCGCGTCAGCTAAATTTCGTTGCGAAGACCTCCCCGCTGACTGCGCATACCGGCAATCACGCTTTGTGGTGTCATCACAACATCTGCCTTCGTTTGCGGGGCGGCCTGAGTAGCACCACTGCGCACGGAAGGGATCGGTTGTAGGTTGGCTTTGTTTTGAGACCGCTGACTGGCGGGTTGAGATGTTTCGATCGTCGGTTGACGGTGTGCATCAAGACGTTCGGTAATCTTCTTGCCGGCTTCGCTCATCACCTGCCCCACGCCCCATTCAGGGTGTAACGCGGCAACGATTTCGGTCTCTGCATCAGCGAGTTTGAACAAATTGGCATCGGCAACCAGTTCAGGATAATCCTGCTGAAATTGTCGATAGGCCGTCGCCGCTTCCTGCGTGCGCTGGCTTTCCAATTGGGCTTGTTCTCGCTGTTCGACACTCTGCAAGGCAATGCGCGCCGCTTCCTGCGTCAACACGTCCGTATCCACGGGTGGTGCTGTCGGCTGGCGGGTCGCACGAATCAATCCGGCCACTGACTCAATGGCCTGACTTTCATCACCTGCGAACAGAGGCCCAACGATAGCGCGAGCCTCTTCTGTGATGGATTCATCGCTAACGGTGGCATCCGATACTGCGCCCGTTGCGGGTGGCAGCGATGCCTTGTCATCGACAAATTTCTGCGTCATCTGCGCTTCTTTTTCACGCAATGACTGTTCCCATGCGCTCAACTTTTCCTGTTGAGCACGCATGTTCTTCTGCAACTCTACACCTTCACGCAAGCGATTACTACCCGCCACGTAACTTTGTGCCTGTGCCCGGTAATCATCATAGGGGCGCTCGACATCGACACCATCAATGCGTAAAACCTGTACCCAGTCGCCCGCATCGTTACGGCGCAAACCTTCGGGCAGCGCAACATCCGCTGCGGCGACAGACTCCGGTGCAGGCTCCTCACCCGGCTCAAGCTCCCCGTACTCATAACTGAGCAGCGACTCACCATCGGTCTCCGCCCCTTCATCGGAAGGGCTGGTATCGTTGTAGCGGTCAATCACGTTACGCATCTTATCTTCACGACTCTGCGCAAGCAGCGGTGCGTTATCATCCACTGCGTCCTGTGTGACTGTCTCTTCAACCACAGGTGCGTCCTGCACCTGCGCTGTTGTCTCTTCGTCCATTAATCAAAGTCCCTTTGGTTGTTCAATTGCAAATACGCCTGTTCACCTCGCTGAATCACATCGGCCAGATAGTAAATCAGTGTCTCGCCCTGCTGAATGCGGGTCTGTAACTGTTGAATGCGCCGCCGTCGCCAGCTTGATGTTGTCTTGAGCAGGCCAATCGCTTCACGCACATCCTCCTTAACCAGGGTGCGGATCATGCGACCCGCATCACCGTTGAGGAAGCTGATAACATCCTCACCCATGCGCGCTTCGGCAAACAGTGCCCGTTCGCTGTCGTCGATAAACTGCACATCGTCGGCCTGTGGCGACAAGGCCTCAAACAGGTTATCGCCGGTAATCTGTGGCTCAAAAGCCGATGCTGGTGCACTCACGCGCTCTTCTCCCCGGCCTTGATGGTTAACTCGCGAGATTTGTTAGCCTCACGTACTGCGGCCATGGTGCGCACGGTATCGTCCTTCGACTCATCCTTACGCCGCGACTCTTCCAGTCGGGCCATATCCGTGCGTTCCTTCGACTCAATCTCGGCCATGCGAATGCGCTCTTTCGAGGCCATATCCGCTGCACGGTACTCCTGCAAGGCCTGATCTGCTGCTGCTTTGCGCTGCAAATCCTGCATCTTGATCTGTATTTCCGGGTCGGCCATGGGGTCGGGCTGCTTAATCTGATCCTCTGTCAGGGTAAAACGCTGACCATCAGCAAAACCCAGGTAACCCCATATCTCCTTGTTAATCTCATCAAAATTAAGCCGCTGTACACCTTCGGGTACTTTCAGCATGGTCTCCACACCCGCCGACAGCTTCTGCATCTTCTGCACCGGGTTGGTATGCCCCATGCCGACGTTGACCTTGACCAACAGCGCCTGATCTAACAGGTTGTCGGTAATGCGGTCAATGCCGTAGCGTTTGAATATTTCAGACTTATTGCCCGCCAGTGCCAGCAAAACCTCATCGGTCTCGTAGGCCGCTTCGAGCTGCACCAGTTGCTTGAGCACGGGTTCTGCCCAGGTGCTAACAAACACCTTGAAGGCCAGCTCCTGCACACCGTTGGCCGACTCGGAGATCATGTTCATGCCGCCCACCGTCTCGTTGAGCTGACGGTTGGACTGCACAGAGGCCTGCGAGAAGTTACCCAGTAACTCATCCAGCTCGACGGCCATCTGGTCGTTCTCGCGGTAACTGGAACCCGTGATGTCGGGGGTATCGACCACCTTGACATCGTTGGAGGGGTCATCAATTAAGATGCCACCGCCCGGTGTGTTGCGGGTCAATGCCTGTAAGTCCAGCGAACCCTGACGCTGGCGTTTGATAAAGTAGCGCTTGTTGAGTACCAGCTTAACGTTATCTGAACGCTGGTTGGCCAGGTCGTTGATGTCCTCCTGCAAATCCGCACCCAGCTCCATAGCAGAGCCAGGGTAGTTGCGGAACACCTCAAGGCTGTTCATGCCGATAACATAATTACGGCCAATCTTCGACACCTTATCCAGCGGTGTCGGCTCGGTCAGCAGGTAGGTGCCGCCCAGCGTGTAAAACGTCCAGTCCTTGTAACCCTCACGGATAATATAACGTCGCACCCAGACCAGCGTATCCTCGCGATCACTCTGCACATCCGCCGGATCACGTCGCTCATCACCCTCCCGTGCCAGCCGTACCGTCTCGGCATCGGTCTGATCCTCACGGCCTGCGGCAACAATCTGCGACAGGGTGAGTTTGCGCCAGGGTGGTGCCCCCGTTAAAGGGTTGATCGTTTCCATGCGTGTGAGCACATCCCCGGCAAACATGGGCATGTTCTCAATCAAATAAGGGCTATCTTTTAGCGGGTTGATCCAGTCTGCGTTGGGGTCGAAACGGAAGTTCTCGGGTCTCACCAACTGACTAACAGGGCGATCCTCCAGCAACTCGCTCGACTCCTCGCGGTAGCCCAGTGGTGTACCATCGTCGTCGTACAGCGGTTCACCCTGTTCGTCTCGCGCCTGTTCGTAGGTCGAGGTGTCCAGCACCTCATAGCGCCACTCCTGCCGGGAGATACAGACATTGTAAATGTCACAGGACTGGAAGGCTCCCAGCGACAACATAAACCAGTCGAGATCATTCTCAAGGCGATACTGCATGAGAATTTTCATCACATCGGCATTCGCCTTAGCCTCATTACTGGTCGAGTCGCGTGCGCTAACATCCAGGATGTCATCGTTAGAGTGCAGTGCGGCTGACAAGGCGGCGATGCGCTGTGTCGAAGCTGATCGAAGCTTGGGGCGGAAAGTGCGTGAGCGCCCCCGGTAGGTGTCTGAAAAATACTTGCTATCGTTGGGGTGCTGGTTGCGGAACAAGCGCCAGTTACGCTCCCAGGTGTGACGCAGGGAGTTGGTAATGTAATCGGTAGAGTTGGCGTAGGTCGTGCGCGCACGTTGTAACCACAGCGTCTCACTGTCATGCTCGGCATCGCCCTCGCCTATGGTTGTCGAGGCGTCATCATCCGCCGACCTCAGCGACTCGTCACGGTCGTCAATCTCCGGCGGTGGTGGGTTGTTAGGCGGTTCGACATACGGGCCTGCCCCGTACTCGTAAGCATCCTGTTCGACGCTCACTGCCGTTCTCCCCGTGGTGCATGACGCACCTCACCGTTGATCTGGTGGGGCAAACTCAGGGCGTCGTCGTTGCTGGCCTGACGCTGACGACTGAGGCGATAACGCTCCAGTATCTCGCCACCGGCACGGACACTGCGACGCACCGTCTCCCGATTGGAGCGGGTCAGATGCACAACCATGCCCCAGCGCGCTGAAATGTCCGTACAGTGGACAGTCAGTACGCGGTTGGGAACATCCGAATCAACCAGCCAGTTGCGGGTGGGGTAGGCCTTAATTAAGGCGCGACCGACCTCCGCTTCCAGGTGCGATTCCCTCGCTACCTGCGACACCAATGCTGGGGTCGCCGTTTGAATTAAATTCGCCATCCTTGGCAAAATCCTCATCCTTGATGCTGTTTTTTGATAATAAGTTCTGTTGACGAACCTCAAGAAGCATGTCGTGACTCTCGGCAACGACGCATAACATGTCGATGACATCTTTCAAATTCGACAATATGTTGACTTCACCGCTCTGATCAACCGCCAGAACAACCACCTCGTCTATCTCAACGGTCTCATCGTTGTCCTTAAAAAAATCGCACACCGCCCTGAACAGTGCTCGGTTCTTCTTGCCCATCGCTTCTTCTAACTTACTCATACCGTTCCCTCGTTTGAGTGTTTAACTGATTAACTGGTTATCGTTTTAAACA